GCATTATCAAGATGTCATCAGTGGCATGAAGAAGGCAGAACTGCGAAAGAATGACCGTGATTATTCTGTCGGCGACTCTTTAATTCTCAAAGAATATAAGCCTAAGGCCGGGAGGTTCACTGGCTTAGAGGCGCATGTATTAGTAACGCATATTACTGATGTGAGCGAGTGGCTTCCCGGTTATGTGATGCTGAGTATTGAGCGGCTTACGTGGAGCAGGCAGTGATCTCCAGTGAGCCATACGCTTACCCGTGGAATGCTCCACGGGAAGCCATCGCCAGCCCTTATCCTACCTACGAGGAAATGCACAGCCGCAATCAAATGATTGCGGCTTTAGTGCGTGCGCAGGAATTACTTGAACAACAGCCGGCACTGGTACAGCTCGACGTAAAGCGCCGCACCAGTGAGCTTGAAAAAACACAGGGTACAGCCCGTGCCAATGCATACTTTACGAAGACTTTCGTAGAGCGCACATTGCCACGCGTTGAGATTGTCAGCGCTCAATATCGCCTTGGTGTTATGAAAGGTAGCACCCTGAATCTCCTTGGCGGAAATGCTACTGATCGTGAAAACACAGCTGTTGCTGGCGGGCAATTACATAATTTGATGCGCCGCTTTAATCGCCTTCCAGATATGGCGCGTGCTGATGTTGATTTGCTGGCAGGCGATATTGCTAATCTAATCCTCGCTGAATTGGTGCAGGCCCACCATCAGGCAAAAGATGAGTCAGATTACAAATACACTCATCGCGTATACATGACAGCAGCAACCATCACACGCGAGTTCAGCCAAACCCCGCCACTGTGGGAAAAAGTCACATCCCGACTTTTTGACCCGGAAGAAGTCACCCCTGCGATCCGGCGCATGCATACCGAAAAGTGGTGGAAAGGTCGACTGCGCCGCGTCGCCGCCTCATGGCGCGAACATTTACAGATCGCGCTGGCGAACGTAAGTAAAAAACACACCCCTTACGCCAGCAATATGAATGTCGCGGAATGGCGCGAGCAAAAGCGCCGCACGCGCGAATTTCTAAAGTCGCTTGAGCTGGAAGACGAAGAAGGCAACCGTATCAGCCTGATCGACAAATACGACGGAAGTGTGGCCAATCCAGCGATCCGTCGCTGCGAGTTAATGACGCGCATCCGTGGCTTTGAAAATATCTGCAATGAAATGGGTTTTGTTGGTGAGTTCTACACACTGACCGCCCCGGCTCGCTTTCACGCAACAATCAAGACCGGACACCGCAATCGGAAATGGAATGGTGCAAGCCCGGCGGATACGCAGCGTTACCTTTGCAACGTTTGGCAAAAAATCCGCGCCAAATTGCACCGCGAGGATATTCGCATTTTCGGTATTCGCGTAGCCGAGCCGCACCACGACGGCACACCGCACTGGCATATGCTGATGTTTATGCGCCCTGAAGACGTGGATCAAGTTCGTCGGATTATCCGCGATTACGCATATCAGGAAGACAGCGGCGAGCTGACAACAGATAAAGCACGCAAAGCGCGTTTTCATGCTGAAGCTATCGACCCGGAAAAAGGCAGCGCCACCGGGTACGTAGCTAAATATATTTCCAAGAATATCGATGGCTACGCTCTCGATGGCGAGCTGGACGACGAAAGCGGAAAAGAACTTAAGGAGACTGCACCAGCGGTTTCTGCATGGGCTGCACGCTGGCACATTCGCCAGTTCCAGTTTGTTGGCGGCGCGCCGGTAACTGTATACCGCGAGCTGCGACGCATGGCTGACAGCGAAACGGCGCACGGTTTAAGCGTTGAGTTTGCGGCTGCACATGATGCGGCTGACGCCGGTGATTGGGCTGGTTACGTTAACGCACAGGGTGGTCCGTTTGTTCGCCGTGATGATTTGGCTGTGCGGACATGGTATCAGCCAAGCGAGGACGTTAATGAGTACGGCGAAGAAACCGTGCGCATTAAAGGAGTCTTTGCCACCGAAGTCGGTGCAGACACGCCAATACTAACTCGTTTGGCACAGTGGAAGATCGTCCCAAAACGTTCAATCGATGCTGTGTATGAAAGCGCACCGAAGCCGCTTTCTGCACTGGATGTTGACCTTGAGTTGGCCTTTGGATTTTTGGACGCGTCTGCGTCCTCTCGGAGTTCTGTCAATAACTGTACGGGAGGTTTGAGATCTGAGGATTCGAACCCACCGGAAGGTTTTAAAAAAATCCACCTTAATGGCTTGAGTGCGAAAGAGCGGCGGCAACTTGTGGCCCGGATAAGGGCGGATCAACCTAAAAAGCGGCACCTTAAGATGAGGAGAACGGACAAAGTCGAGGCTGCTTGCGACAACGTAATTAGCCAGGTGAAAGATTTATGCGGAGAAACAATCAGTCGTGGTTTGGCTGTACGCCTGATTAGTGGCGCGCAAACAGAAATCGCTGGAAAGAGTGTTCGCAGCTCCGCTTATGGTGACCTTTTGAGGCCAAAAAATGAGGCTTCAAATAGTGGTGTATTAGCAAGATTTAACCGATTGGCCGAAACGGTTAGAACAAAAAACGTTCATTAATGGTCTGGGGTTAGTAAAGCGGAGAATATTGTTAGGTAAGTTTTAGTGATTTTAGGTTGTTGTTAGCCGCTGGGTTAATGCTGATAAAGATGTTTCATATCATGCAGATAAAAAGCTGTTTCAACTGCAATATTTTTCTTCCGCTTAATCCGAATGCTATGTTACTGTATAGATGTACAGTGATTTTTGTTGGGGAGGGCGCGTGGATAACGATTTACAAGAGCGGGTAATGCTTGAACGTGTCGAGTTAATTGCTCGGCTTACTAGTGAAGGGATTTGCAAAGAACGTGACAGGGAGATTGCGCTTAGTCTTATCGCTGAGATTGCGAGTAATACCGCGATGGCAAACAAACAATTTTCAGTCGTGTTTTCGGCTGTGCCACTTGATAAATAGTCATTGGGGTTGCTGCGATGCGAATTGAAATCATGCTCGATAAAAATCCAAAACTAAGCCAATCCATTATGAACGCCTTCCAGGATGAAGTAAGTAAACGGGTTCACGCGTTGTTTCCTGAAACCATTGTACGAGTTCGGCAGGGCAGTTATACCAGCATTGAAATGGTGGGTTTCAAACTCGATGACGATAAGCGCCGCCTGAATGATCTCCTGCAGAACGTCTGGGAAGACGACAGCTGGTTACACTGATAACCGTGCTGGCGGCAAAACTTGCTTTTGGCGTCAGCAGGGGTGAACAACGAGCACTGCGAGGCGTTAGGATTATTGCAGTAAGCGATTGTGAATCTTAAGTTTTTTATCATAATGATGCACTTCAGTATTTCAATCGCGGTTGATAATCTACGCCTAGGTCGCAAGGTAAATGCGGTGTGCTTTGACTTCGAGACCATGTAAAAATTTTTTATTAACATTAGCTCAACATTTAACCATTTCTTAGAGGCTGACAAAATCTTCTTCGACAATAATTATGCGAAATTCCTTATTTTATTAAGACTATAGCCCTGTACAGATCTGCTATGTTAGATTAGGCAAAACATTCGAATACACAATATCATTGGTTTTAGCACGGCGACACCTACTGTGGTCTTAACCTAAGTAATGGAATTATATGACAAATCCAATTTACCCCGAAGTCGGTGCCTTCAAAATATCACCCGATTTACTCAGTCTTGATCGACATAATCCTCGATTGTTCTTGCCTGACATGGCACATCAGGCTGATGAAGAAGCATTAATTAAAGATTTAACTGAAAATAGTGATCTTAAAGAACTAATTGTTTCGATCGCTAATAATGGTTTCTTGGATATGGAACCACTAATAGTGATCAGTGAGGGTAATGAATTTCGAGTTTTAGAAGGTAATAGACGTTTAGCTGCTATAAAGTTAATCAAGAATCCTACATTAGCACAAAAATGTAGAGTCAAACTTCCTGAGTTATCGAAGGAAGTGATGAACACTATGAACGAAATTTATGTTTATAGAGTTAAAAATGAAGAGGATGCAAGAGGATTTATAGGGTTCAAGCATGTTAATGGCCCCCATAAATGGGATTCTTACGCTAAGGCTCAATTTGCTTATAAGTGGTATAAGCAAGAAAAAGACCATGGTGTAACTATAGATGAAATTGCTAAAAAACTGGGCGATACTAATCAAACCGTTCGTGCTCTCATAAGTGCAATGTTTGTTTTAGAGCAGGCACAAGAAAGCGGGGTATACAATTTAAATGATAGAACAACCCCACGCTTTGCTCTTTCACATTTTTATACTGCACTCGGCAGAAAAGAATACATGGATTTTCTAGGCTTAGAGCGTGGATGGTCTAATGCACCAGTTGATAATCCTGTTGCCGACAATAACCTTTCTAATTTACGAGATGTTTTAATAGGGTTATACGGTTCTAAAGAAGAAGGCCGTGAATCATTAATTAAAAGCCAAAATCCAGATGTAAAAAAGTTCGGAGAAGTTCTAGCTAATCCAAAGGCTTACCATGCTTTTAGAAGTGGCTCTGGATTAGATGAAGCTTATAATGATGCTGGAGATGCCAACGGCAAGTTGAGTGCTACATTGATTGGTATAAATGGCCTACTTGATAAAGCATCAGTTTTTCTTGATAAGATGGAAATTATTAGTTCAGTTAACGAAGCAAACATAACTGAAATGGCAAATAAATTCGAAAAAATAGAATTCCAAGCCAGCAAGCGGAAACGGAAACCGGAATAAGGAATAATAAGATGGCTTTGAGCTCTTTTCCATCTAATGCTCCAGTTCAAGTCCAACTTGACTGGATTGAACTTAAATGTTTGGCTGATAGTTTTGATTGTGTCATTATTGAGGATATTAAATCGTTCATCGAATTACAAAGTGATTATCAAGATGAAGATATTTCCGCTGAAGATGAAAGATCTGAATCGATAATTGATGCTATTTTAAAAGAACTAGAGTCGCGTCAGAAAAGCTTGAATTCATCATATCCATTTCAAATTGAAACTGGCGGGAACGTTATTTCTTTAACCTCTTCGTTAGAAAATATGAGTGTTGACCAGCATGTTTATTTGTACTGCCTGATTTTTTCTCATGTGACAAATAGCCCCATTCTAACTTTGAAAGATGCTCCTACGAATGCTGAAAGAGACATTCTGCAAATATGCTCAACAATTGCAGCAGCAGGATATGTGAGGGGGCATTCAATTTCTTTTGGTTTTCCACGGCAAGATAAAACACCTTATTATGCTAAAGCAAAAGGAGTATTGGAGCTATTGAAAGAAGGAAGATTAAGGAAGGAAGAGGAAGTGAACCCACTCCATTCCCTCTCACCCAAAGATGCCGGTATAGATATTATATCCTGGGAAGAAAGTAATGACCAAATGGCAGGGAAAAGGATCTATTTTTCTCAGGTGGCATCTGGACTTAATTGGAAAGAAAAACCCGTACTGCATTATATTGAAATTTTTAAAACTTATTGGCTTGATCAACCAATTTTATCAAGAATTAATGATGCTATGTTTATACCTTTCGATATGGTTGATGACGTTGATAACAGATATACTGCTCAACAATTTATTGAGAGTCAATTATCAAAATTAGGAACAATATTTTATCGAAGAAGAATACCAACATGGTTTAGAGAAGGTATGAACTTTCAACAATCTACACAAGGACTTGTAATTGAAAGGTTAAATGAGTGCCATAAAATCACGGACTATGTAGGAGGAAAAATCATCGAGTTAAGAGCAGCTTCTGTGACATAGCTAGTTTGGTGGCCATAAACGCAAATTACTGTATAATACCCCATGTTTTAAAAAATTGGGATCTAGTAATAATGCGTTTCTCTACACCTTTAAGATACCCTGGCGGTAAAGGCAAACTAACAGGGTTTATAAAAAAAACCATAAAAGACAATGATCTGGAAGGGTGTAGCTACGTTGAACCTTACGCTGGAGGGGCCGGCGTTGCACTTTCATTGCTGTATGATGGATACGTATCCTCCATTCACCTTAACGATCTTAACAGGTCGATCTATGCATTTTGGCACTCGGCCTTGTATGAAAATGATGCACTCTGCGATTTAATTGAAAGAACTTCAATTACTATGGATGAGTGGAATCTTCAGCGGGCGGTGCAGGATAATGCTGAAGGGAAGCCATTGCTTGAACTTGGGTTTTCGACCTTTTTTCTTAACCGCACTAACCGCTCTGGCATCATAAAAGGTGGTGTTATTGGTGGCAAAGGGCAGCTCGGCAAATGGACTCTAGATGTACGATTTAATAAAGCTGATCTGATTAAAAGGCTTCATAAAATAAAAGAGTTTAAAGACAGGGTCTTTATTTATAATCATGATGCTGCATTTTTATTGAAAAATGTTATTCCAAAATTAAAAAGCAAGACGCTTGTCTATTTAGATCCTCCCTATTATGTGAAAGGACAAGGACTCTATCAAAATTTTTATCAACATGATGATCATGTTGAGATTAGTAATATCATTAAAGAAAAATTAAATGCATCATGGATAGTTTCATATGATGCGGCACCTGAAATAATAGAAATGTATGAAAACGAGAATAAAATTATCTATGGACTCCACTATAGTGCTCAAAAGAAACATGTAGGAAGCGAAGTTATGTTCTTTAGTGAAGACTTGCTAATTCCTGCTGTGGAAAATCCATCTAAAATTAAGCCGAACCGTTCAAAAAGCAAAACTTTGCAAGTGATAGGTGTACCCGAGTAGACCACACATTTGCTTCATTCTTCGCATGACTATGCCGCATGAATACGCATGATTACAAAAGGGTACTCTTCGCCCCGGCTCGCCAGCTCTGGCGGGCTTTCGTTTATGTCCTGCAGGTGCATGAAAACCACATCGTAAAGCGCGCAGGCGTGGCGGGGGTACGAGCGCGCGCTGGAGGGTGTAGCAGTGCAAAATGCGGCGCAATTTCCGGGGCGCTGGCGCTTCGTTTTGATGTGGCCGAGGATGAGGGGCAAAAAAAATAGCGCCTCGCAGGATGCTGCTGAGGCGCTCTGGTGGGGGTTAGTTATAACGTCATTAAGGGCGGCTGTCGTCTGCCAGGTCTAGCGTGTAGGGTGCAAAGCGGATCACCTCTTCGCCCAGCCAGGCATTTAACTCTTCAAGCCTTTTCTGTAATGGCATCAGTTCGTTTCGCACGAACACCCGGCTGGCCTTTTCAACATCGCCAAAGCCGCCTGTATTGTTGGGGATGATACCCATCATCTGCGGCGGCACGCGATGCGCGGTCATCATGTCGTCACGGCTCACGTTCTTGATATTTAGAAACTCATCCTTCGCCGCCACCTCCGACAGCGGAATGATCTGGATCCCGTCTTTCTTCCCGTTCGGGGAGTACATAAACAGGTTGCGGAAGTTGCCCGGCCCCTTGGCGCTTTTCATCGCCTGGCGGATATTGTTCACGTCTTCCTGATTCTGCGCGGCGTCGGTCATGTACATGATGAAACCGGCGTGGCTGCCGTTAAGGTAGTATTTGCGGCTGAACAGCATAGCCGAGTCGTTTATGAGAGTGGACGAAATAGTCGAAAGGTACTCCGGCAGGACGTAAACCACATGATTTAAATTCGGCACCATCAGGTTACACACCTTCCCTTTGTTGAACTCGTAGGT